ATAAACACAGTTGCAGAGTATTTGAAGCATTATTCGATAACCACGTTATACACAGACATGACCGAAGAAGAACAAAACAAACCAAGCTCTGTCAAGATGGTACGTGCCGGAGATCAAGCTCTATGGTTTGGTAGAGGCATGACAGGTTATGGTGATTGGCATCTTGGTATCTATGGATACAGAAGTAATGTACTTGCTCTATATCCTAGCTTGATAGTAACAAAAGAAGAGCAGGCTGAAAAGTTAGAACAACTTAGATGGCTCAAAGCAGGATGGGACATAGGGTGTGCAAAAGTTGACTTTAATGGCGTAGAAATAAACACACAGGAAGATATTCACTTATGGAATTACAAGAATGAGCAAGTCCAAGATAGATCAGTGGGCATTACCTAAAATAAAACAATTTAGGACCTATATAGATGTAGGTGCTCATGACGGCGATACTTCTATACCCTATATTGACATGTTCAAAAGAATTTATGCTTTTGAGCCAAATCCACAAACATATATAAAGATACCCGACACAATTAAGACCTACCCATTTGCATTAAGTGATAAAGAAATGGAAACAGTTTTGATTATTCCAGATAATGGTTTTGATAATAATGAGCATGGTAGCACAGTACGGCATAAATCTGGTATAAGACAATATAGTGTTACTCAAAAAACATTGGATAGTTTTGAATTTAAAGAAGTAGATTTTATTAAAATTGATGTAGAAGGGGCTGAAATGGATGTGGTAAATGGTGCAGTAAATACAATAGTAAATTGGAAACCTACTGTAATGTTTGAAAATAAAAAAGGTAGGAACGATTTAGTGGTTGACTTTTTTAGAGATTTAAGTTATAATGTAAAGAATTATAAAAGTGATTGGATAGCATGGTATGAATAAACTGCCTTTGAAAGATATACTAGCGGCCATTGACATGGGTGCAAAAGAAATATGGGATGAGCTTTCCGATGACGAAAAGAAACAAGTTAGTTTTTATTTGTTGAATAGATATGTAAGTTCACAAAAAGGTCAAAGAGATTCACAAGAACTTGCAGTTTTTAAAACTAATGAATACTACAATAAAGGATTTTTTACATTATCTAAACACAAAAAATTACTTTGGCAATTATTATGTATTGCAGGAAATACAAAAAAAATACAATATCATGAATGGATAGGATACAAACATAAAAATAAATCAAACAGTAAGATTATAAAATTTTTACAAAAAATATATCCAAACATGAAACAAGATGAGGTTGAATTACTTGCTGGAATATCTACAAAAAAAGAATTATATGCACTTGGAGAAGACCACGGGATGGATAAAAGAAGTGTCGATATCTAAACCATACAAGTGTGAATACTGTGGTGCTAGTTTTACAAGAGAAAAAACTTTATCGGTTCACATGTGTGAAAAGAAAAGAAGACATTTACAAAAAGGTGAGAAACATGTTCAAATTGGCTACTATGCATTTACAAGATTTTACAAGTTAAGTGCAGGATCAAAAAAAGAAAAATCTTATGAGGAGTTTTGTGATAGTCCTTATTACAATGCATTTGTAAAATTTGGTAGCTGGCTTAATAACGTTGGTCCTATGTATGTGGACAGATATATTGATTGGGTAGTAACAAGCGGAGTAAAACTAGATCATTGGTGTAGAGATGAACTTTATGAAAAATATGTTAATGAACTAGTATTGAAAGAAAGTATGGAAACAGCAGTAGAAAGATCTATTGATACTATGATGTCTTGGGGTGAAGAAAAAGAAGCACCTTGGAATGATTACTTTAGACATGCTTCGTTGAATAGAGTGACACGTGATATCAAAGACGGAAAAATAAGTCCATGGTTGATGTTAAATTGTTCTAGTGGGAAGAGTATGTTAGCACAGTTTAATGATGAACAATTAGAATTTGTATACGCAGTGATAGATCCAAAACATTGGGCTATGAAATTTCGAAAGAAACCTGCAGACGTTGAGGTTGTAAAGGAAGTTGCAAAGGAATCAAAGCTATGATGAAAACACATTTGTTAGGTAACGAACATCAATGGATCATTGAAACACACTACGAAGACAAGGAAGAATTTGATTTTCATTGGGATAAAAAAGTATTTCCTGAAGAAACACGTGAGGATGTAAGTGACCAAACAAGCACCTATAGAGGCAAGCAATGGAATATTCATCCTAAAGCATTTCTTAACGAATGGAAATACAAACCGTTCCTACAAGAAAAGATAGATGAAACAGGTTTAAAGATAACACTTACAGATTTGTGTGCTTTATGGACTGTAGAGTATAGGAAGGGCGGGTGGCAAAAAGCACATAGACACAGTGATCAAAATGTAAAAAAGATCAGTGCCATATGTTATTTGACTCCACCTGATCCAGACGAAAGTGCTTTCCATGGAGGTACATTTGCATATTTGTATGATGGATTAGGTAACACACATGATCTATGTTACAAACCAGACAGAGGAGATGTGTTAATTTTTAAAAGCACAGTCTTACATGGCTGTTACCCTGTAAGAGAACACAAAAAAGTATTTGTAGTTGATTACTTTTACGAGGATAAAAAATGATTAAAATTGTTACAAATTTTATAAAAGAAAGCTACAATAATAGTAAGGTAGCATTCTTTTGTGAAATGGCTGAAGCTACTTTGCTTATCAGTGCAAGTGCGGTACTAACTTATACTGTGTTGAATCCAGCTACAAAGATCTTTATCCCATTATACTTGGCAGGAAGTATATTAGGGATAATTAGTGCTATAATTAGAAGAGCGGCATTTGTGATTGTATTATGCAGTTGGTTTACAATTATGAATGTCATTGCATTATGGAGGATATTTTTATGAAACTCGAACTAATTAAACATCCTAGCGATTGGTTGTCTAGGAAGCTAGATCCATGGGATTTTGATAATCCTCCTATGGACCCGGTAGATATGAAAAAACAAATGCTAAAGATTATGAAAGCAAATCTTGGTATTGGATTATCTGCAAATCAAGTTGGTATAAATGCAAGAGCTTTTGTGTTTGTAAACAACAATACCACTAACAATCAATTAGATAGAGAATCACTTTGTTTGAATCCAGAAGTAGTAGAAAAGATAGGCGAAGATGTTCCTATGTGGGAAGGTTGTTTAAGTTATCCAGAAGTTGTTGTACAGGTTACAAGAAACCATAAAATAAAAGCAAAATGGTATACTGAACACGGAAAGTTAAAGGAAGATATTTTTGTAGGATATGATGCTGTCTGTTTTCAACATGAAATTGATCATCTAGACGGAATAACTTTTGATCAACATGTGTCTCCTATGGTTTGGAAAGAAGCAGTTGAAAAAGCAAAGAAGAAATTAGATAATGCCTGATATCGATATTGACTTTGCAGATAGAGATGATGTTTTGGCAAAACTCAAACATAGAGTTGCTAAACTAGACACTGGTAAAAAACATAACACGGGAGTGTATGTTACTGAAGTGCCACACAATCCTATTGACAAACTGTCGACTATTGATTACAAAACTGCTGAAGATAGGGGTTACTTTAAACTTGATTTTTTAAATGTAAGTATCTATGACAAGGTAAAAGATGAACAGCATCTTAAAGAATTGATGAACAAAGAACCTTTGTGGGATCTACTTGAACATCAAGACTTCAGTGATAAGGTGTTTCATGTGTCTGGGCACCATACAGTTTTAAAACAAACTAAACCAGATAGTATAGAAAAACTTGCGGCTGTGTTAGCAATGATTAGGCCAGCAAAGAGACACTTGATAGGAAAGACATGGGAAGAAATACTTTCAGAAGTTTGGATTAAGCCAACCGACGGATCTTACTATTTTAAAAAAGCACATGCAATTAGCTATGCAGTTGCAGTTGTTGTACATATGAACTTAATTTGTGAGGAATTAAATGCAGTGGGAAGTTAATGATTATAGAAAAAGACCACCTACACCTAGCTGGACAGAATGGCAAGTTCCGCTAACAAAAAAATGGGACTATATTTTTAAAATATCATTTTGGTGTGTGCTTTTTCCGTTCATATTATTTGGAGGTATATTTGCTCCACCTACATTATTGTTCCAAGTAGTGTTGCTAGACTACTTTATATACATGGCTTATAAAACTGAGGGTGCTATTTGAAACGTTCTATCTTGAGGGCTTTTTCAATAACTGTACTGATTTACGTTTCACTCTTTTTATTGCTA